ACTACGAAATTGAACTGCCTGATGATAAGACTACATTCGGCACGGACTTAATTTATCGTCACAACTTGGGCGAAATTCCTATCGTGTTAAATGGCGGATTTCGTAAGTCGGCAATCGGTCAATTCGATTACAAGACACGCAAAGCGGTATGGGGAGAATCAACTTATATGGGTTGGTCTCCTTATTCATTCACAAGCGGGTCGGCATTGTTGCAGAATACCTATCTGCCTCAATTTATCGACTATCTCGAATCGTTCTTTGTCGGGTTTGTTGGATATGCGAACGAGGCATTAAAGACCTTTGACGATTGGAAAGGTGCAAGAGTAATGACTTCCAACCCGATCCGAGTTGAGAAGCAGATGCCTTGTACTGCCGAGGGTTGCAATAACGGCTATGTCTGGGGTCATGATAGCGAGGGCAACGACTCAAGGCGTGCGTGTAATACCTGCAACGGGTCAGGCGTAATGGTTCGCAGTCCGTTTGGCATTTATCAAGTCAAAGTACCCGATAGCACAACGCTCGAAAACCAGACGCTTGTTGATGACCCCGTGTCGTATGTATCGCCTCCCGTGGATGGACTCGAATACATGCAGAAAGCATGGGAGACCTTGATACATAAAGCCGAGTTGGAATTGTATCAACTATTTACCGATTCTGCTCAGTCAGGCGAGGCTAAAAAGGTTGACAGAGAGGGCAAGTATGCAATGATTATGGCTATGTCGAATCACATATTTGACCACATCATTTACAACCATCTGAACTTCCTGATTCGTTTACGCAACATAGTCAATCCTGAACCTCCGATAATCGTCAAGCCGACATCGTTTGCAATTCGTGACGAGGGAATGATTATCGAGGAGTTGAAGCAGTTGAACGAAGCGGACGCACCGATACCGGTAAAAGTCAAAGCACAAAAAGACCTAATGAAAAAACGCTTCTCAGGCAAAGCCGAAGCGAGCGAAATAATTGAGTTGATGGTTCAGTTCGACCCGTTGTATGGTCAATCCATGGAAGACATCGAGCGTATGCAACGAATGGGTGCGATTGATACAAGGTCGGTGCAGAAGCATGCGTATTGCTACCATGTACTCGAAAGGGTCATGGAGAAAGTTGACGACATGGAACACGAAATTGAAGAGCCGGAAATCCTCGCATTGATGGAGACAGAGTTCAATACAATCGTTCCACCTCCTGCCACTCAAATTCAGATTCCCGTATTTGAATAATGGCAAAGCGTTCACCAGAAGATGAAATCGACCTACTCATTGATAACTTGGTTGATAATGCCAAGCGAGGGGCAGACGATGCCACTGGGCGCATCATTAAGTTATTGGACAAGTACTTGGATGGTTTCCAATTATCTGACGGAAGTTTCGTACTATCAGAGCAAAACAGCCGATTGCTTACCGGATTGGACAGCGAGATCGCCAAAGCAATCAACGCCAGCACCTACCCATCCAGTGTGTCCGAAATCGTCAGAAGCCTGCCTGAAATTGAACGATTGAGCGAGATGGTACTGCGTCAATACAATACCAACTTTGCATTTGATTTCGACCGCTTGGGGGTGTCGCAGTTACGCCTTGCCCAGACCGAAACAATTGTCCAAAACATGACCGGCACGGGTCTGACTGCCGAAATTAGACAACCGATTCGGGACGCAATAAACCGAAATGTTTTTGCAGGGGCGAAAGTGACCGATACCAAAGCCAGACTGCGTGATTTCTTATTAGCCTCCGAATCGGATAAATTCAACCGCATGGCTCGTTATGCGAATGTCTGGGCGCAGGATGGCATCATGCAGTATGACGGCATGATATACGATAGATTCCGCACAGAGTACGCACCAAACAGCATCAGGTATATCGGTAGTCTAATTGGCGATAGTCGTCCGCAGTGCGTTCGGTGGATAACGAAGTACAATGGTAAAATTCCAATGAACAAATTACAAAGTGAAATAAATTGGGCGTACAATTCAGGTTCAGGAATGAACCTTGCTACGACCAAAGAAACATTCTGCACATATCGGGGCGGTTACAACTGCCGACACAAAGCAATTCCCGTATTTGAAAGTGAGGGCGAAGACAATGGGTAACAACGGGCAAGACGAATCAATCGGGGGAATTGTATCCTCCATATTGGGGTATATTATGGCACATTTTTTTTCTGTTGATGCTATTTTTTTTAAGGTAGTTATTGCACCTGCAATCGGTGCGACTATCGGTTTTTTCGTAGTAAGATTTTGGAAAAAACTTTTCGACAAAAATGAAAAATCAAATCAAACAAATGAATAAACACGACTGGATTATTATCCTCTTCTCGATGCTGATTGCTACGGCAACAGCCAACGCACAGGACACGGTGTATATCGCCAATTCTGGAAGTAATGTAACTATCACCTACAAAGGCTCGGTCAAGTCCGTACCTCGTAGTTTGATTAGTGCCAATAAGATTGTCAGTCCTATTCTGCCGACACAAGTATCAATCTTTAACGGGGCGTCACAAGTTGATTCTTGGACATTTAACTTCTATCGATTTAAGGTAAACGCAACTGCCATAACCAATGTCGATAGTTTTGTCCCTGCTATAAACAACCTGAACACTGCTATGGTTGTATCGTACAAATTGCTCAGAGATATTCAAATCGTTTCGGCTTTACCTGCTAATCCTGACCCAACCGTTACATACTTAGTCGGGGCGCAGACGACCATAAGCATAACAGGGTTAAACGGCAACACAGATGGGTATTATCGCATTCAAGGCACAACGATTAACGCAGGTAGTGCCGATACGCACACAATGCGGTTCAATACAATCAATACCAATGTGTACGATAGCCGTTATTCGTATGTAGGTGCTGCATCAAGCACGGGGTCAAACTTGCAAACTCATATCTTTATTGCACCAAATAACGGGGCGAATTCGCTGACTATGTTTGACATTAATATCGACCCAGCAACTGGCAAGAATCGCACGGTTCAGGGCGTGGCTAATGTGTTTGGGGCAAATCAAATCACCGCACCGCTATACCCGACATTTGGCGGTTTATGGCGTGACAATTCGACTAATATTACAAGCATTCAGTTAGGTTATGCTTCAATAAGTAACGGGTATGCCGTTGGCACAAGAATCAGAGTTTATAGTTTACAGCAATGATAGAAATAGGCAAATATTACCAGATTCAGACCCCGCAGGGTGAAAGGACTGCAAAGGCAATGCAATTAATCATGGAGGGCGTATATGGCGTTTATTCGCCAAGTGACTACGCCATTCCAGAAGATAATCAAGGTACAATCATTCCAGAGGGTTCGCCCGAATCTACGCCACAAGAGGCTGAATTATGGAATGAGTGGTATTCTAATAATTAGTAAATTTGTAATAAATTAAAACCAATCATACAATGAAAAAAGCAATCTTCCTTTCAATCAGTTTGACGCTGTTCGCCTTTATCGGTTTGAGCGGTCAAACCAAAGACACCTTGACCGTGTCTCAAAGTTCATCTACTGGCGTTATTACACTTCGCAGTCAGAAATCAGGCAACCTTGTTATCAATCCATTCGAGTATAATGGATTTGGAAACATCGAAGCAGTTTATTCAACTGCCAATGCCGACACAATGGTATTTCTTCGCAATGTAAAGACCCAGACCGTTATCACCCGTTACCGCAAGACAGCATTCTATTTCGCTACTTACGGAATCACTGCAATGACTGCAACTTGGTTAAATGCTACTTATTTCAATCCTCCAAACTTGCGTCAGTTAAATGTAACCAGTGCCGTTAGAGATAGCCTCGTGTCTTGGGGTCTTGCACCATTGGGAACGATTATTTTTAACACAACTATTGATAGTCCGCAAGTACGCAGGACTTCCGCTTGGCGTTCATTCTAATCAATTTATACCATGCAAAAGTTAAACGAAAAACAAGTTCTGGTGCAGAACACCAAGACGGGCAAGCAGGTTATCTTATCTAAGCATTTCTTTGAGCGTCAAAAAGCACTCAAGAAAAACGGGTTCAGTGATTTCGAAATCGTGCCTCCTGTGTCAACGGCTACGGCTGAGAAACCAAAGAAATCCAAAGAAGTAACCGAGTAACAACCAAACCAAGTCAGCAATCATGAGTAAAGCAATCGAATTTCTAAAACTGATGGGAGTACCCGAAGATGTGGTTACTTCAATCGAATCTGCCGATGAGAACACAGACCTTTCCGGCTTTGTCGAATCGACCGAGACGCACTTCACTAATTACTACAAAGAGCGTGTTAAGGACGA